ATACCAAAGTGAGAGACGCTGCCCCAAGAACCTGTTGCCGCCGCAAACTGGATGGCTGAGGCGTTATCGGCGGTTCCTGATGATGCGGCATTAAACGTGGCCGCGACACGCGCGTAGCCTGAGCCGCTCAGTTCGGTGCCGGTGTTGCCGTCGCCAAATGAGCCGGTAGACAGGCCGATGTAGACTGCCGATGGCATAGTGTACGAGCCGGTCCCAAGGATGTGATCGAGAATTTCATTCTCAAGATAGTTTGACATTGCAGACATTGCTTAACTCTCCGCTGCTGCTTGCTGGCGCTGATAGTCGGACCTGATGGCGAGCGACCCAACGCCGTACTGAGACCGCTCCTCGTCAACTTTAATTTCTGCGATGATGCGACCAAATTTTGAGTCGTATTGTGCCGATCTCGCCTCATCAAGCAAGTATGTATAAGCCTCCGTCAGCGCGCCGTACAAGTACAAGTCCGGGTGCCGAGTGAACGCAATCGGCGTGTTTGTGTCAGACAGCGCCGGGAGGCTGCCTATGTAGACAATTTCAGCCGTGTATGCCGAGTCCGGCACGGGGCGCATCTTCATCTCCAAGCCAACGACGCTGTAGGCTCTGGGCCTGCCGTTGCCGGCGCTGGTGTAGCTCTTGTCCAAGCCGTGCGGGCTTTGGTACTCCAGAACAGTGATGGGGCTGGTGTTTAGCTTTACCTCGCGCACCTCGCGCAAGTCTGTGGGCAGCGCAATGTACTCGTCGCCAACCTCCAGCGAAGCCGTGGCCCGCTTCTCTTGCTCTCGCGTCTCAAGCTCGCGGCTGACACGCGCCTCAGCGAGGCGGATAAAGTCAGGTATCTGAGCGGTCAGGTCATCGCGCGCCAAAAAGTTGGCGATGGCCGTCTTTAGCTCGCTGTAGGTGCTTATGCTCATATCCGTCCGCCGCCTGTCCTAAAGTCTCGGTTCTGGTGGTCGTTCAGCCAAGCCTTCCACGCCTTTGGATTTTCACGCGGCGGGCCTAGCGTCTCTAGGAGGTGATTATACACGACATTCGGTATTTCAGCCACATGCAGCATGTGGCGCTGCGTATTGCCGATCATCTCGCCCTTTTTGGACTCGCCGGCCATCTGCTTGTTGATTTTCAGTAGATCGTCGAACCGCTGCTTCTGGTGGATGATGGTCGAGCCGTCGCTGGCCTGCTCCATCGAAACTTCCTTTTTTGTGTGCGGGTCGGTGTAAAGATAGCGTTTCATGCTTTCCCCTTAAAAAGAGAGGGGGCAGTTGCCCGCCCCCTCGTTAGTCTTAGGAACCTGACAGGTCGAAAATACCTGCATGTGCCTTTGGTGCCAGAACCTTCAGCGCCCATTCGGTGATGAGCATTGTGGCCTGTGAGTCACCTGTGTCGCCCATATCCTTCTCTTGGAAGTTACGACCGTTGAGTGTGCAGAGTGATGCAAACTCAGGATCGAGGAGGAACATCTTGTCGTTGGACATGAAGCGTGAAGGTGTCGCCTCGACGGTGCCGAAGTCTGTGAGGAACACAGAAGTCGAACCGACGTATGCAACTTCCTTAGCGGCTGTCATGTTCACATCGTTAGAAACGAGGTTTCCAGATGCTGACAGGTCAGAGAAGTTAGCGCGGTTAGTAGCAGAAGCCAGCATCATTGATGGGTTTCCGCCGTCTGTCCACGCATCCTGCATGCCGTCCTCAATCAACGCAAGCGTCAACGCACGGTCGTCACCATCAGCCACCGTGTCTGTGCCTGTACCGGCTGAGAACGCGCCTGAACCTGCACCGACAGAACCGTTGGTGATCCAAGTCATCAGTGAAGCTGACTTGCGTGGCTCAGAGCCAGAGCGGGCCACGTTAGTGTCCGTGATGCTCTTTTCTATGTCGCGGCGTAACTCAAGTGCCTTACATTTTGTTACCGCTGGCCTGTTTATGACCAGCTTCTACGGCTTGTGGTCAGGTTATACCGTAGATCAGACTATATCTTCACTTTCGTGTTGGGCGCTCGTGGGCAGATTATTCTTTCGTCACCGCCTAGTCGTTGAACCTTCACCAGCCCTCAGCTTTCGCTTCCATCTGGCGCTTGGCTGCTGATTACCCGCCTCCGGGCTTCCCAGCAATTCACCCAATTTTTTTCCTGAACCAGTCAGACAGCAATCTGATTTAGAACAGGGGTGCCTGAGGTCAGGTTAAGCACCTTCTGGTAGTTATGCTCGCGCTCACGACCAGCCGTGTCCACAGCATCCAGAGTGCCGGATGTTGCGAATGACTTGACGCTGATCTGGTGGTAGTTGCCCAGACGCACCGTCGGTGTAGCCGCAGCCGTCGAAATCGCTGCGCCTTCATTGACGTGGTTGTTAGTGGCGGCGGAAGCGAGTTCCTGTGTCTGCCACTCGGTAAAGATACCGTTTGATGTCTCCTTCTTCACGTTTGAGAAGAAAGGTGTTTCTGCGGGGTCAATGCGGTAAATGACATCAGCAAGCTGCTCGCGCTCACCTACTGCTGCCGCTGTTGCGAATGTAGTCATGATTTTTGTTCCTTCCGGGTCATCTGCCCATCAAGTAGTTGACTGCGGCATCAATGCTGCCCTCTTTCGAGAGCTTGTCAAACGATTGCTGCCGCTGCTTGGATGCAGCCTGCTTCTTGGTTGTTGGCTTGCCTGCCTTGGCCATCTTTGGGGCTTTGCGGGTGCGCTTCTTGGCCGTGGGTTTCTTCTCTTGAAGGTTGTCCCATTGCCACGCTTTGTAGAGCAGTTCGATGGCGCGCGCATCAGATGCGTTTGCAATCTCCTCCTCACTAAACCCGATCCGCCGCTGGGCGTACTTGATAACCTCTTGCCTCTCGGCATTGCGGGTCTCTTCGTTCTGCCAAGCCGGTATCCGATTGAGCATGTCCTCGCGCTGCGTCTCCAGATGCTTCTGCATGTGGGCCTGCTGCTCTTGGGCTTGCTCGGCGGATATGCGCTGCTGCTCTGCCTCGACCTTCTTGGAATACTCTTTCTGCTGATCCCATTCGGCTTTGGCGAGGAACAGATCACGCTCCGTCATTGTTTCGGCCAATGCTCTCCAGTCAGGCTCTTGCTGAGTTGTCTGCTGGATTTGACTTTGCAACATATCAAGTTGCTGCTTGTATGCGTCTCTCAGTGCCTTGGTTTCTTCAGCCTCGGCCTCGAAGGCCTTGCGCTGCTCCGCCAATTCCATTGAGCGCTTCGTGAATGCCTGCTGCCGAGAATAACCATTCTGAAGCTCGTCGAGGGTGACAGCATGTTCCTCACCGTCAATCTTGACAGTGTATAGCTGTTCCTCTTCCTCTTCTTCCTCGTCGTCCTCTTCGTAGACATCTTCGCCGTCATCAACGTCCTCGTCATCGTAGTCATCTTCGGGAGCTTGCGCCGTGTCCTCTGATGCCTCGAGCGTCTCTGTCTCTTGCGGTTGAGGCGCTTCCGCCTCGGGCTGCTCTTCCGTTGCATTGTCCACTGGTGGGGTGCTTAGAAGGCTTAATGCGTCTGATACTGAAATTTCGCCGGTCTCTGTCGAGTTATCGGACATGAAAATTACCTCTGTCTATTGTTAAAATCAGTTTGCCTCTTGACTTCATCAAGCTGCATTTGTGCTAACTTACCATCCTCTATTACGCTTTGGAAATAACCCTTTAGGGCATCCAAATTTTGCAAAAGCTGATATAGGCGCTCTCGGCTCTCTGTGTCACCGACTGACGAATTACGCCAAGCCTCGATAAACTGCCCCTCCAGATATTTAAAACCGTCCTGCAAAATCTCGTTACGCAGTAGCGCTTCAGCCTTCGCAGATCGCTCAATCTTTTGTCGAGCCTGTCCCTCATTCATGTCTTTCCCTTATGATAGTAGTGTGTAACCCGGATATTGGCGCATAGTGCCGCCGGAGCGGCGGAACGCTTGGTTAGCCGCAGAGAAGTCTACCGGCGGCAGGCCAAAGCGCTGGCCAAACTCAAGCAGCCCGGACGGGGCAATGTCAAGCAGGCCCATCATTCCGTATGTCTGTGGCGCGGTGTAGTCTGCTGGCTGAATGGCGCCGGTGTCCAACCGGCAAGCCTGCAAATCCTCGTCAAATATATATCCGTCCGGGCATTGGCCGGTGTCAGGTGACGGCGCAGCGATCTGCTGCTGCCCGCCCTCGCCGCGTTGCGCGCGGCGCATTGCAGCCTCGCGCTCAGGGTCTTGGCCCGTGAGGATGCCGCGCTCGTCATAGACGCCGATTACCTGACCAAGGTCGTTTGTGACAATTCGGCCCCGCATAGCGTTGGCAGCGTCAAACGGCTGCATTTCGCCAAACTCGCCAAGTGCGCCGGCCAGATTTCTTAGATTGATAGAGGACACGCCGCCAAGAAGGCCGGGCAACTTAGGGCCGGCCAGCCGGTCCTGAACATCTGACAAGTAGTTTCTCAGCAGGCTCTGCTGCTGCGCGACAAAGGGAGCCTGAGCCTGCTGGGCTGTCGCCGCAGCCTGCTGGTACATCTCAGGGGCGCCGGGTGCGCCGGGTGCGCCACCGCTGCCGCCACCCATATTGATAATGTTCTGAGCTTGCTGAGGTGTCATCCCGGCAAAACCCTCAGTGCCATATCTGGCAACGGACTCCAGAGGGTGCATGCCAGATGGCGGGCTGTCGTCCGGCCTGTTGTCTCTCATTTTAGAGCCTTGGCTAAAGTTGCCACCGCCGGCAGTCGTCCGACCCTGTGCGCTGGTTACACTTCTTGGTGGCATATCTAAACCCTCGGCAAGTTGGTTGATATTTCTGCGTCGGTCACGGCCTTGGCCACGCGA